ATTTAAACCCTATAGAAAATGCTATTGAAAAGACGACAAGCTTAACTGGATATGAATTTACTTATAATACTAATGCACCTAAAGAAATACAAGGCGAAAAAACATATGGTCTTATTGCACAAGATGTAAAGCGCGTTCTACCTCTTGCTGTAAATGAAAGAAGCTCACGAGATAACAACGAAGCCTATTTAGGTGTTAATTATGAAAAGATTATACCTCTATTAGTCGAGGCAATAAAAGAATTAAATTCTAAGTTAAATACTGCAAAAAAGTGTAATTGTTGTAATAAATAATAGTATATGGCAGACGTAAAATTATCTCAGTTAACACCAGCAAATCCAGCTAATGATTGGTATCTACCAGCAACTACCGGTGCTACTACAAGCCCTTCTGTATCCTATAGGTGCAGACTTCGCTCCGATAATGTAGCGCTAACAATACCTTTTAGAGACGGTAATGGTGATATAACTACACGTCAATTTATCGGAACCAATTTTTACGGTAATCCCGGTGGTAGCTCTACATTTGCACACGGTGTTACATTTTCATCAACCACAACCTTTAATGGAGCTGCTCAATTCAACGGTTCAGTTGGACTAGCTGGTGGCTTAACCGCTGGCGGCTTAACATCAACAGGTAACATTGTTGCTTATGGAACGATTTATTGCGCTAATGATATCGTTGGTTATTGGACTGGTTCAGATGAAAGATATAAAGACAATAAGCACGTTATTAGCAACGCTCTTGGTAAGCTAGATAATTTGAATGGTTATGAATTTACTTATAATGATAAAGCCCCTAATCATTTAAAAGGAAAAACATCTTACGGTGTTATTGCTCAAGAAGTAGAAAAAGTATTACCTAATGCTGTAGCTAATCGTGAATCTGACGGTCAAGGCGGATTTTTTAAAGGTGTAAACTACGAGCAACTAGTCGGTGTATTATTACAAGCAGTTAAAGAATTAAAAGCTGAAGTTGCTGATCTTAAATCAAAGATCAAATAAGCTTGAAATTTGAGCTTGAGATAAAAAAAATTTTAGAAGACTTTAACGTTCTTCCTATGTCTCAAACTGCTCCTAGTACGGGCCCTGATCAGGGAATGACTGTAGGCGATCCTAACAATACATTTCCAAGTAGACAAGAAACTGTAAGTTTTAGTTTAAATAAAAAAAAGCTTAAAAAACTCAAGAAAAAAGCGAAGCAATAATTTCGGCTTTATTATTTTTAAGTGTAAGTGGTTTGACGATTTGCAATTCACCCGCTGCGCCAGCAAAGTCTTTCTTTAAAACTAAATCTTTTATTTTGACAAAATTAGTTAAAGTTTGCTTGTTTAAATTTATTGCTATAGCTATTCCAGCCAATCCTAACTTCGCATGGGGATGTAATTCTTCTAAGCTAGGTCTAGGTAAAAAATTATACATTTTATTTAATGCCATAAATAAGCTTTCATTTAAAAGTAACCCTACCTGATTATACGTTAGTTCTGCTTCATTTTTAACTAGTTTATCATAATCTATTCCTAACTTTAAACATATTGATTTAGCACCAGGCTTACTAAGATTAAATCCTAAGCCGACCCTTAAATCATTTCCATCTTTAACAACGCTAGTGTGTAGTCCAACTGAAGATTTTAAAAACATAATTAAATCATAATAATAACTTGCAAGGTTAGTTTCGTATTCTGCTGTTAAAGCAGCAAATTCTGTACTAAATTCTTTAGTTTGCTTTTTAGCGTTATAAACTTGATCTAAGCGAAGCTGCTTTAGCTTTAAATTGTTTGTTACGTTTGAAGGTGTTAGCTTAAGAGTATTTACAATTTCAGGTATTAAAAAAATTGACATATATAATATTTATTAAACAGACATGAAGAGATTAACAATAGAGCTAGATCTTCTACCTACTTGAGTTGCCCATTTACTTTTCTTAAGTTCTGCAGCTGCAGCTTTATAATCGCCTTGTAATATAAATTCTTTTGTTTTAACAAATTTACTTAACCGATTTATACCTAAATTAAAAGACATATCTATTAATCCTAATTTAATTTCTCTAGGAAGATTATCATATGAGGGCATATATTGTTTTACATCTCTATAAGCTATCTTTAAACATTCAATAAATAAATCTTTCATTTGTTGATCAGTTAAATCAGTATTGCCACTTAAAACACTATCATAATCAAAATTTAATCTTTTAAAAATATGCTTTGCATCCGATCTCATCATATTAAATCCAATACCAACTGTGGGTATACCTAATGAGTCTTTGTATATATGCGGTCTGACTCCCTCATGTTCTTTAATAAAATCAAATATATCGTCAAACGATAAGTTAGATGAAGCTGCTTTCTGTACAATAGCAGGTGGGGGCGGGGGAGGTACATCCCCTACCGCTTCTAAAATTTGACTAACTAGCTTATTATATCGCACTTAATTATTTATAAGTTATTAAGTACAGCTACCTTTACTATTTTAGGATTATTATCAGCAAAATTTATAGCATCTCTTTTATTTTCAAAAAATACATCTATAACAGGTAGTTTACCACCTGATGCAACTTTATCTTTTACTGCAGTGCCGGTGTCTACAGCTTTTACTAAGCCAACATTAGGGATAATAACTTCTTTAGAATAGGGTATTATTCTTGGATCTACTGCAATCGATTCACCTTGCTTTAAAGTATAACCAGTAGAGCTCTTCTTACGTGCACTATCTCTATCTGTATCGCCACCTCTAGCCCAATATACGGTTAATCTAACAGTAAGAACTTTCATCTCTTTGCTATCTGAAGCAGGAATAAAATTGTCTTTATAAACAATTCCATTTTGCTGAATTTTTATTTGCTTTGCAAGCTTTTTTTCTTCAGTAGGCGTTGCAGCTTTTAGCTCAGCTTTTACATCTTTAATACATGCTTCTCTTTCCTTAAACGTAGTAATACTAATTTTTGACGTTGTTAACAGCATGCCTACTATTAACAATAATCCTAGCTTGTGTATTTTTTTGTTTGTTTTCATAAATTAGGTAAAGGCTGCTAACGGCAGCAATAAGAAATGTATGTTTTAATATTTAATCTAGTTTATGTGCTTTCCCAAGGAAAGTCAAGCCAAATATTATCGTCAAATTCTTTTATATAATAATCTGGGACAAATTTAGTAGATTTTTTTGTATAAAGTGTTGCAAATTTTACGTCTAAAAAATTATGTAGTTTTAAAAATTCTTTAGCCTGCATAAGGGTGTTACCTTTATCTGATAAATCGTCAAATACTAAAACCTTTTTATTTTTATATTTTTTAATAAAATCATCGCCTAATGTTTGTATAATCCAAAGATCTCCAGGTGTGTTATCGGATTTATACCTTTGTATTCCAAAATTAAACACATAACAATTAATTTTATAGGAGAGAATTACACCAGGAACTAGACCGCCTCTTCCTAGAGCAACTATACAATCACATAGCTGTATTCGTCTTGATAATCTATCACAATCTTCTTCTATTTGAGACCAAGTAATTTTATGCTTATCAGCCATTAATAAATTATATATACAAACTTATTAAAGCAAGCCAGCAATATCTTTTTTAACTTTATCGAGCATTATTAAAATAAACTTATAATCTTCTGGTAATCCTCTTTGAGCGCGCTTAAACATATTATTAAGGTCTAATAAAATATTTCTCTTTAATTTACCACCCTCTTCTTGTTCGCTTCTTTGTACTGCATAATCTGTAGCTGGGTAAGCAAAGCTATCTACATTGCGTTCGGTATTGTTAATACCTGCATTATATTGCTCATTTATAGCTTTAATGTCTTTATTCACATTAAATATTTAATAGAGTGAACAAGAAAGCCGCTAAAAAGCTGGCGGATGCTGCAGAAAAAATCTGTAAGTATGCGAGGTTTTATATGGTGTGCGAAGGCTGTGAATCTGTGGTTTTATATGATACAATATTTTGCCCCATATGTGACGCTTATAGATTTGATAAAGACCCTGATAGAGTTAAAGTTGTTGCAAAAGAATTAGCTAAAAGAAAAACGGTTGTTGTTTTACCTAATGAATTCTTTGACGACCAGGAATTCATTTAAATGCTGAGATAGGTAAATAACCTTCTTCATTATCTCTTCCTTTTTCTTAGTTACCTTTTCCTTCTTTGCCAAAGCATATAAGTCGAGAATTTTGTCTGCGGTAACTTTTTGTCTTTCCGCTTTCATAATAATATTTAATCTTATATGAGTTGCATTCTTAATCAACTATTATAAAATTATGATATGTCAAACATCAACCCTCTCACACTACAAGAATTCGTTGCAACCTTTACCGAGGAGTATGAAAAGTTTTCTGGCGGTAATAATTCCGCTGGAACACGTGCTCGTAAGGCTCTTCAGGAAGTAATTAAGTTTTCTCGCGATAGCCGTAAAGCTATTCAAGAGGAAAAGAACGCTCGTAAAGCTTCTAAGAAGTAATTAACCGCGAGACATTCTCTTACGTTCTTTTTTATGAACGTTAGCTATTGTCTTTATAATCTTAGTAGCTGTATCAAAATCCTTTACAGCTTTGTATATAATATCAACAATATTATATGCTGCATGTAAAGCTTTACGATCTGAATCTATTGTTCCTAAGCTTAATGTTCTAGTACTACCTTCTGAGTTTTCAGCTTTAGGTGGAATAGCGCTAGGGCCCGCTACCGGTTTGTTAATTGATTGCGCTAACGGTGAGTTAGGATTATTAATAACCTGCTTAGGTGTAGGCATTACGGGACTCGTATATGCATCTAAAATCTTCTTATATTCGTCCTTCACAATAGTATTTAATTATTTCTGTTGATGCTTTATGTAATATTCATTATTATAATAGTTAATATCTTCTCTATTTGTTTCGTGACTAAGATGATATATCTTAACTTCAGCTATATGTGTTACGATCTTTTTAACTGTTAGATCTTGATTTATTTTATCATATATTTCACCATCCTCGCCGCCCCAGTAAATAAATTTTTCGTTAAAACCACCGTGTTTTGACAAAACATTATTACCTACAATAAAAAAACCTCCTAAGCCACCCAGTGTAGAAATTCTACCCGGGTATCGTCTATTATAAGGAAAACCATTTGGATCAGCATTTTCATATATAACTTTATGACTATCTTCACTACTTAAATCACAAAAATCAAATGTATAACACACACTAGCAGAATCTTCTTTTAATAGTAAGGATAACAGATTAGAGTAGCAATTGGGGTCAATAAAACAATCTGAGTCTATAACAGAAAACAAATCACTGACAGAATTTTTTAAAAGATTGTTAATTTTTTCAGATCTTTTATAAACAGTAGGTGGGTAAGGAATATGTAAAGCTTCAGGTAAAATTTTTTCAGGTGAATAATCATATGCAGAGCATTTTACTTCAAAATGGCTTGTCAAATAATTTGAAAGCTCTTTTAATTTATTAAAAGTAAAAAGTGCGTTTCGTTCTCTTTGTTTATAGGGATGATTGTCTGACCAAAACATCATATTGAGATCGATCTTCATTAACATAAATTATTTATATGCAGTATCGATTAAGCAATAAAACAATAGATCTAAAAACAGATAAAACGTTTTGTATTCAAGAAGGTAAAAAAATTATATCCGGTACTTATATAAAAAGCATTCTTGATACAAATAAGTTTATTGTTACATTTATAACAAAAGAAGAAAAATTTTTAATGTATTTTGATTTAGATATGGGTATTGTAACTGGTGATACAGAAAGTACGCAAAAACTAGAAAGCTTTGGCAAAGAGACTGCCAAGAGTTTCTTGAGAGACAAGATAGATAAGTTCATCTCTGTAGTTAAAAGATGACGGTAAAAGAGAAGATTTAAACATATATTGCCTTATTAATTCTATTGCTGTCGAAGGTTTTTTATTATTTGGATAAAAATCTACATTTGGTTTATTTGATTCGTGTGCTTTAAGAAATGAAATATAGCTTAATAGATAAGCAGAATATTCTCTTTTTTTATTTTCTGGTAAATTAACTAAATCCAGACATTCCGGTCCGTTGAGGGTTAGATATCTAATACTATCTACATCTATTATATTTTTATCTATAAGATTTTTATGAAAATTTTTAATATATGGTACGTTTAAGATAGACATTACGCTATTAATATAAAGCTTAACATTTAATTTTTTTAATTCGTTTAAATTATTTTCAACCGTATTCCAATTTGAGTTTACTCTTATTGCTTCAAACTGTTTACCTCCTATATCAATACTGCAGAATATTTTTGCATTTTTAAAGCTACTATACAACTTAAAAAATTCTTTATATTTGTTAAAGTTGTATGTTAAGTTTGTTGCCATTCCTAATTCAAGATTAGGATTTATTATTTTTAAAAATTTTAATATTTTAAATGTATAAGGATGTATTACAGGCTCACCTCCAGATAGAAACAATTCTTTAAGTTTAGCCAAATAAGGAGATAGCTTTTCATCGTATATTTCATCAGGTATTTTTTTAGTCACAACACCAGTTTCTTTTTCCCATGCAGAGCTGCTCTGCTCACAGCAATATATACATTTTAAATTACATAAATTAGATCTTTCTAAAAATAATGCCTGTAGCTCAAAAGGGTATGAGCCATCCTCTTTAGTTTTTTCTATAAAAGTTTTATAGGTATCTTCATACAGGCTATGATTAATGAGATACATACAGCTATTTTTTTGTTCAGTCGACAACTCACACGTACCCGTTTTAACTATTTTTTGACGCAATCTTTTTATTGCCGGCGCATTCCACGCCTCTTCTAATGTATGTGTTTCAAGATTACCTAAACAGTATATATCAGTGTGCCATGCAACCGATTCACAAGGGTATATATTTCCATCGGTACGAATATAGAGTCCGACAAATGGCAAAATGCAAAGCTCTTTATCCATAAACAAATTTATGATTAATAATGCCTTTATCAATTTTTGTTATAAGTATTTTTATGTGTAGTTTTTTGTTTACTAACAAAAAGAAATGTACAGAAGTAGAGCTACTTAAAGCTAATTATTTTCAACAGTTTAGAGGACCAGATCTTACATCTTATAAACAAATAGAAAATTTTCATTTTCTTCATAATCTGTTAAGTATTACCGGCGATAATTTTACCCCGCAACCGCTTTATACAGAAGATAAAAAAATAGTAACCATTTTTAATGGCGAAATTTATAACTATAAAGATTTGAAATCGGATGCTTATTCTGACGGAGAATGTATTATACCTACATACAAAAAATATGGTGATACTTTTTTTAGTAAATTAGATGGTGAGCATGCAATAATACTTTTAGATCTAAATGAAAATAAAATTATTTTTGGGTCAGATTCGTTTGGTACTAAGCCAATATTTTTTAGTATTAAAAATAAAGAGATAGGTCTTGCTTCTTATCGTAGTGCATTAAAAGGTTTAGGTTTTGATAAAATACATAGAGTGTATGGTAACTATTATTATATTTACGAATTAAAAACATCTCGACTTACCTTACATCAAGTAACACATTTTGATGTTGATAATGAATATAAAAAAGATTTTACTGACTGGAACAAGGCATTTGAAGAGAGTATAGCTAAAAGAACAAATACAACAAAGCGTATTTTTATGGGAGTAAGTGAAGGGTTTGATAGCGGGGCAATATGCTGTAGTTTAATTAAAAATAAAATTGACTTTAAAGCATTCTCTGTAAACGTAAAAGATATACCTTCAAACGTTTTATTATGGCGTCACGGTTTAGCTCAAAAAGATACTCCTACAATCGGTGGTACAAAGATACAAATACCTAATATGCCTCACAAAGAATATATTGAAGGTTCAAAGCTTGCTTTACTTTATGATACAAAGAAAAAAATATTTGAAGATGTAGAAGATTATACCTATAGCTTTCATCATTATAAAGAAAATAAATTTATTCAAAAAGTTTGCAGAGAAACGTATGGCTTTATTGGAGCAGGTATTATTTTCCGCAAGGCCAAGGAAGAGGGTTATAAAATTTGTCTTTCTGGATTAGCGGGAGATGCTATAGGTTTTTTTGATTTAAACAAATATTATAAAAAATTTAATGACATTAACGCAGTTGTTGATTTTGATGATAATAACATTTATTCATGCGAGTATTGCACCGGGGTACATGGTATAGAAGTAAGATATCCTTTCTTAGATAAAAAATTATGGCAAGAAACATTTTGGTTAGATAAGACTATATATAAACACTTTAAAGAGCCTCAGCGTCAATACATGCATAAACAAGCATTTCCATTTGTAGATATCGATAGTAACGGTAAAGAGATATTTGAAAAGATAGGCTTTTGGCGTCAATTACCAGCTTGGTTTTTTAAAAAATAAAAAACATAAATAATAATATGGCTGATATTAGAGTATCACAGCTACCTTCACAGGCAGTTGGTAATAACAACTTTTTAATTGGTACTACTGGTTCTGTAACTTTTAAGGTATTAACTAGCAATGCAAATACCGCAAGCTCGGTAGTTATTCGTGATGCTTATGGTAATTCTGGATTTAATGCAGTAAATTGCAATAATGTTAATGCAGGTAGAGGTGATTTTACCGATACAGTTAAAGCAGCTTATTTTGAAGGAGATGGTTCGAAATTAACTAATTTACCTATTACAGATGGGGTACCGGTTGGAACTATTATACTTTTTGGAAGTATATTTCCACCAAACGGATATATAACATGCGATGGTAGAGCAATTAGTAGATCAACTTACAACACTCTATATCAAGCAATAGGTACTAATTTTGGCAGAGGCGATGGTACTTCTACATTTAATTTACCTGATCTAAGAGGAAGAGTGCCTATGGGAGTAGGAGTTGGGCCCGGTCTATCAAATAGAGTTATAGCAACTAATTTAGGTGCAGAAACACATCTATTAACAGCAAATGAAAGCGGTATACGGGCTCATTCTCACCATCAAACATATGGAGGTTGTTTTAGATCTGCTGGTGGTTGCGAATCTAGCAATAGAAGTGCTCAAGGTAATGGTGGTACCCAGGGTGGACTTATAACAGCAAATAATGCTGCTTCCAATGCATTAGCAACACACAACAACATACAGCCTTCTCTGGTATTAGCTTATTTTATAAAAGCTGTATAATATAAATAATAGTATGGCCGATATTAGAGTATCACAACTTCCTGTAGCTCCTATTACTAATGGAAATAGTGTTTTAGTTACTACAGGAACAACAACAATTCGTGTACAGGCTACTAGTATTAATTCCGTTCGTACTATAGTATGTAGAGATACTTCTGGTAATGTAGCTTTTAATCAAGTAGACGCTTCTGCTTATAATGGAACAACCGGTAATTTTTCTGGTACGGTTACGGCAGGTTACTTTGTTGGGGATGGTTCTCAGTTAACTAATCTACCTAGTTCTAATGCCGATGGTAATCCCGTTGGTACAATTATTGCTTTTCCAAGTATTTACCCGCCAAACAAATATATTAACTGTGATGGTAGAGCTTTGAGTAGATCAACATTTAATGCTCTCTATCAAGTTATTGGTACTCAATTTGGTGCCGGTGATGGTTCAACAACATACAATCTACCTGATTTACAGGGTCGGGTAATTGTTGGTGCTGGTGCAGGATCTGGTCTTACAAATCGTAATATAGGACAAAAAGTAGGTGCAGAAACACATACACTATCCATAGCTGAAATGCCTGCACATACTCATACATATGTAACAACTTCACTAACTGATCCTAGAGATGTAAATGTAAGAGGCGGTTCACCTTCTGCGGCATTAAGAACACTTACATCTACATCAAATAGTACTGGGGGTAGTGGTGCACATAATAACATGCAGCCTTCTTTAGTAATTTACTATTATATCAAGTTCTTTTAATATTAACTTCAATAGCACGAGTAACTTCTATCTTATAATCGTGTACTAATATATCTAAATTAGCTTCTAATGTATTAAGATTGCGTTTTCTAGAGCAGGGTATACAAGCAAGTAAAAATATTATAATTACTGAGCCGATAATACCAACCCCACTATAAAAGAGAGGATCGTGGTTAATAGCTTCTAATAATAAGCTAGTCATTATAACCTACCATATAAAAGTTATTTATTTAGTCGGAATTAATAATTCGTCGCTTTTGCCGTCTTTTAATGATTTATCTATACTAAAGGGGTAGTATAGTCCGGTTTTGAAATATTCGTCTATTATATCCTGTACAAATGAATTAGGTAGACCGAGATTTGTATGATTTATTTCAAATTCAATGAGGGGGGCACTCTTAAACGAAGTTAGCACGGTTAAGAAATCTTTTAATATGTATGCGTCTTGGTTCTCGGTATCGATTTTAATGATAAGGTTCTCATTGTAAAGGTGATTATGTTCTTTAAAGAATGTAGATAGTTTATAGTTTTTAATGCTTATCTTATTAGAGCTATCCATAATCTTACTAACTCCAAGATTTAGATACTCATCTTTATAGTCAGTAGATAGGTAATTATCAAAAGAGGAATGATCAAAATCAATAAAAGGGGTATCCTTATCTGTTAAGGCACAGTTAAAAATGTAATGTTTTTTAGAGTTAGAGTACTTAGTTTTTAGGTAATTGTAAAGATTGGGCACCGGTTCGAACATGTAAGATTCTTTAATATCTAGTATATCGCTAATAATGTCGGTGGCTTTACCTACGTTAGCACCCACGTCTATAAATGTAATAGGTCCCGACCTTCCAGTATTTCTATATGCGTTAACTATACCGTCTATAGACCAGAAGACGAACCCCCAGCTCTGATCGTCCCATTTCTGTATTCTAGATAAGTCTAGATCCACGCTTTATTTAGCCCTTATAGAAACAATAGCAATTTCTAGCTAAAAAAAATTTATAAAATTTTGGCATGCACCTATTAGAATTTAGAACTTTTTTCCTGTATACTATAAATTCCCGTACTGGGGTTATATCCCCCGTGGGGGTTTTAGAACCCACCTTACGTTTCTAGAACACTACTTACTTTTAGACAACACCGTCTCTTTATCTAAGTACCAGGGACGAGGTGACACATTCATAGTAGGAGTGAACACCTCACTTACATCACCATACCATTTATGTTCACCTTCTACATACCTCTCTATCTCTTTCTTTCTACTTAAGAAGTATTGAGAGGCTGTTAGTAGTCTACTCTCTTTATCATTCATCATATCTATTATGGAGGCTATATTGAATTGGGCCCACTAGGATTTGAACCTAGGACCAAGGCATTATGAGTGCCCTGCTCTGACCGCTGAGCTATAGGCCCAACAGATTAGTCTAGTTGATTGTATCGGTTAAGGGCATCGTCAATACTAGTACACGTCCATCCAGTAATGCCCCACAAGCTGGATCCAGGATACGTCTCAGCAGGCTCAATATACGACCCACCCATATTGTATCCATTATGACGTCCCAGCTTAACGACCTCATAATTGTTCATCGAACTACCCTTACGAGTCTGTTGGTAGATAGCCTTCATACCATCACGCTTTAGTTGATGGTAGTGGAAGCCCTTCTTGTCAAACTCAGTAGGGATTACTTTATACTCGATACCGTTTATTGTTTGTGTCATGTAGGTATATTGTATAGGTTTAGTAAGGGTAGGTCAACAATAAAGTCAACACAGTGATGGTGACGCCACAGAATAAGAACATCTCACCACTCATGCCATCTCCTCTAACTCTTTAACCCTACCAAAGCTATGCTCACTGAGGGCTGACCTCATGAGGTTCTCTACAGTCGCACGCAGGCTCTGGTCACCGAAGACTGACTCAACCTCTTCAGCCAGCGCTTTGTCTACAGCGATGAAGCGCTTGTTCGACTTAACGATCGACACGCGCTCCTCAGTCACACGATAGACATGGAAGGGGTTCTTGTCATCCTTACAATACTTGTTCTTGTACTTCTTAACGAGGTTGTTGGCCTTCTCATCAAGAGAGGTCTTAGCGTAGCCTTTATTCTTCATACGCTCGACCTTCAAGCCATACTCCTCAGCCCTCTTCTTGAAGTGCTTGTTATGGTACTGATTGACATTACAATCAAGGATGTTCTCTACATTATTCTTATAATGGGCCATCTCATGGATGATCGTCTCACAGATGTCCTCCACCGACCTCTTAAGAGTATCAGCGGTAATATTAATCTCGGGTAGAGACTTCTTACCATCCTTCCATCGTCCTTGCCAGAACCATCCATAGTAGCTCTGACGACCACGATTAGGGATGAGGGTAAAGACGGGTGTGTCTAAGTTAGCATCGAGCTCTTTGTTGAAGAACTCAAACGCCTCAACCAACTTCTCGGTAACTTCTCCAGTAATATTCATCTCTTTATCTCCTTTAGCTCTTCAACGGGACAAAACGATAGCTAGGTTTACGGGTAGGTTTATGGACGACGATCTTACGAGCCTTCGTCTCAATCACCAACACACTACCACGAATACGAGTGACTAAAAAGCCACCCAACACCCTCTCTACCTCAACAAAGATACCCAACTGACGAGCCAACCGATAAACGGAATTGGCAGTGGTGTAGGGGTAGAGGAATTGATCTCCTACCTCGAGGATACGAAGGGTCTTACCCAGCTTACAAGTCTTACGACCTGGACTAGCAGTCCCCCGCTCGGTGTATACGGGGTAGAATTCGCGAGAGAAGTTACGCACCCCACGCTTAACTCTCTTATTTTTGGTTATTGTCTTTCTCATGTTATTGATTCTCCTTATTATCGCTGACAGCATCCCTTTCATCAAGCATATAGTCAGCATACTTATACGCTTGGTGTGCCACCCATTGGTGGGTGGCTGTGGGTTGATTGATTAATGCTTGCATTGCTAGTGCAGCAAAGATGTCTCGAAGCTCACCTTGATCGTTAAACTTATTACGAGGCTTCACTTAGATCTTCTCCTTGGTAAGGCTTCTCTTTCTTAAAAGGGACGAAAGGTGCCACGTAGAGATGATCGAACTCTGCCACCTGTTCGTCCGTGGGATAGTCAGGAAGGGTATCGAGGTACTCTTCCAGTGTCTGCTTCTGATCATCCCATTCAGGACTGTTCTTAACCATCCAGGCAATCTTCTTACAATGGAGTTCTGCGTTGTATGTTTCACTCATGTACTCTCCTTAAACAGCGTAAGGATACTGAATGGTATCCAATTTATTAATAGCATTCTGACAAGTGGCGAGCAACTCATCTTTGGTGAAGACAGGCCCCACATACTCATCATTGAGCTCAATCATGCGTTTCAGGTTAATGAGGGTACCGATGGCCCAGCCAATCTTCCCTCCCGTGGATTCAGAGCTGCTAGTAGCAACCGGCAACTCAACTGTAACTTTGTTATTCATCATACCTAGTATTATACGGGAAGTTAGGTTAACGGCAACTACCAAATAGCCTTCCAGATAAGAAAGGTGATACCACCATACAATGCCAGTGCTACCAAATTGGCTAACACGTTCAACAAGAACTGTATAAACTTATCAGGCCCCTCGTTCATCTTCTTCATACTCCTTCCAGAATTCAGCTAGTAGCTGCTCTTGTGTTTGCTTGTACTCGAAGTACTCTTTGATAACTTCTTTCTGATCAACATCATCTGACATAGATAGCTTTCTACCTACCCAACTCATACTAGAACTCCTTGTCCTTCAAACTTGAGTAAACTGTTGTAGAACAACCTATAGAGCTTTGTAAGTGATTGGCATTGACGGATGTTACTAACCAGCTTACGTTTATCCTCAAACCTAATATCACTCACCTCCACAAACAACTCAAAGGATCCCTTAAGCTCCTCACAATCTCGTATGGCTAATAGGGTTGGTTCGAATGCTCTCAATTGGCTCTTCATGTTAGTCTCCAATATGGTAGCACAACTCTACCTTAATATGTTGATCATCAAGCTGTTGGACGCTTGATACGGTAGTATAACCACCGAACTTGTTAAAGCGGGCGGGATATAAATTGTTGAGAGCACGATGGATACGACCCTGATCGTAAGGGCCATAGAACGGCACCTTATAGAAGGAGTTATCGTAATAGGCAGACTGGACTTCATCGCCAATCTGCTCACGCTTACCCCATTTAATGCCCCCGATAGCAGGCTCGGAGACTTTGCGCCAATCACCAATCATCTGATCGTAGATTTCGTAAGTAACTTCTTTATTCATCATACACATATTGTAGGTGCTCTTTGGGTTAACGGCAACTAGGAACTTGAGTCAAGTAAGGATGCCAACCATCTAGTCGATCTTCAGTTCTCACATCAGCAAAGTCGATGATCAGCTTACCATAATACTCATCATCATGCCAATAGGTTACATGACAGTCCTGTTGGTACTCATTCATCTGGTTGATACGATTGGCTAGTTCTCTGTATGTCATAGCTTACCTCCGCGTCTAATAATATCCTGTACAACTGCAGCACAAACTAAAACTAAAATAACAAAACAATACGCCTTAAGAACAATCATCCCTGCCTCCGATAGAAGTCTGCACAGCTCTTACAAGCAGGCACCTCTCCTAGAATGGGGTTGGGGATGGTGGTGGTGGCTTTGTTGGTGCATTTGAGGAAGTACCTGCACGTATCCTGCTTCTTGTACTTCTTCACCGCTTCTTTGATCGTCATTGTCATCATACTACTATTATGCAGGAAGTTGGGTTGAAGTCAACTACTATTTTGCAAGAGGTGTAGAGCCACCTTCTCCAAACGGACCCCACTTCAAAGGCTCAGTCTTCATGTCTGTAGTGTATTCATGGTGTGGCTTCATATAGAAATCCCAATCAGGGTAGTAATCAGCAGGTCCTATCGGGGGCGTCCAGGGCACTTGACCTGAAAGAGTGTAGTGGGTGGTCTGATATTGATTAAAATAGTTTCTGAGAGCTTCTGTGGCTTGCTTCAGAGCCATGGGATCGTTATCCTCTAGGAAGCTTCTGATCTTGGGATCGGTTACCATCACTGTCAAGGCCTTGGCTAGTTCTGTGTTATTCATCATACACATATTATGATGGAACTTCTGTTTGGGTCAACTTAAAAGTAGCTCCTTCCGACTCCTCTATTCTAGAAATAGAAGGACAATATACCCACCTCTAAAGCGCCTCAGACTCTGGGCGTTGGGGCTTCAGTGCATCTAACAGGCCAGTCAAGCCCGCACTGCGGAAGGAACTGCTATTATTATGAAAGAACTTCTGGTTTAGTCAACTCAATAATCTGATTGTGCTGACCTGTAAATTCTATCCTCTTCATCAAACCAAGTATCTAAAACCTGATGCCCACTCTCTTGATATATTTTAGAGCAGATAGAATTGTCTGTCTGTGACCATCCATAATTGATAGCTGTCTCGCTTCCTTTAGAGAGGCAGTCATCTCCCCATCTCAATTTGAGAGCTTTTGTATGCTCCTCAATTAATTTCTTCTGTGAGAACTTCACTTATTATTCTCTTTCACTTCTTCGATCAATTCAATAATCTTATCCACATTCACATCAATCGTTTCAATTCGCCGCTTGAAGGTTTCCCAAACAGGGCTTTGAACATCAATCTCATTCCCAATATATTTGAGTCCGTTAATGATGTTCTCGATTGTATATGCTACCGTTAACTCGCGTTGGCTGAGGTCGTTATCGCTTATCATACCTATATTATGGCTGAATTCTGGTTTGAGTCAACCCTTATTTCCAACGAATCCTATCTACCAACCTATCAGTTTTGCTATCAATTTCTTGTAAAGCCTCATACAGATATTTGAAGTTAGGGCTTTCAATATCAATCATGGCTTCAATCTCCCCTAGATTGGCACGAATGGTCTCGCATGTTAGGTGGACATCCAGGGAGCGGTAACTGAGTTGTTCTTCTGTCATTGTTTTCATCATACTCCTATTATATGGGAATTTGAATTTAGGTCAATACAAATCTTTCTCTCTAATCTTTAACTCAACCATACCATCACCACTCTCTTCATCCCCCTCATTATAAATTTCAAAACTATCCCCATCTTCATACTCTCCACATTTCTTCTCTTCTTTCAAATACTCCTTATACTCCTCCCAATCCTTTTTAGTACTAACACTAATACTCCTACTATCCCAATCCACACTCAAATATATTTTCTTTTTCATCATACTCCTTATTATATTGGAATTTACTTTTTCGTCAACTCCAAATTTCTATATTCCTTACACATACCCCACACATTACCATCTCCCCTCCAACTCGCACTTTCTACCAACTTCCACCCCTTATCAATCTTATTAACCTTCTTCAATATATTCCTCCACACCCTTTCAAACTCTTTACTCCCATAACTC